CTGATCAAAGTTTATTATGGATTGGTTTTGAAAGTGATGGATCATCTCCACCATCAAGACAAACTGCTCATCAAAACATACTCCTAGATGTAACAAATATTTCAACAGATAGATTTAGAGTGCAAGGATCAAATGGAGATGCTACAAATGCATTTTTTGAGGGTAATACTAATTATAACGTAACTACGCTTTTATTTAAAAGAATTGGAGACACATAATGGCAATAACTAGATTAGGACCAAATAATAGCACAAACATATCAGGAATAAATTTAACAAGCCAGGTTACAGGAACATTGCCTACGGGTAATGGTGGTACAGGTGCAACTAGTTTTTCACCAGGCAAAATTTTGCAGGTTGTAAATAGTATAAACAGCTATCAAGAAAGTGCATCTAGTACATCTTTATCTGATATATTATCTGCAAGTGGTACAACATGGGAAACAGCAATTACACCATCAGCAACTTCTTCTAAAATTTATGCTTTAGCTCATATTTCTTGGTACACAGAAGCAACTTCAGCTCAAAGTGATAATAGAGTTTTTTTAAGAATGTTTAAAAAAATTGGCTCTGGTTCTTATAGTGCTGTAATGAATACTCCTTATACTGGTTTATATTTTTACTCTGCACAAAAAGAAGATGTTTCAAATATAGTGCAACCTTTTCAAAATTTATCTTCGCCAAATACAACAGATGCAGTTACATATAAATTTGATAAAAAATCTTTAAATGCTACTGGTTATAATTTAGTAATAAATTATGGTTGTACTAGCACAATAACTTTAATGGAGATAGCTGGATAATGGCAACTAATAATGTAATAAAAGCGATAAAAGCAATTAATCCTAATGCTGAAGTTTCAGTTGGTAATGATAGTTTAGATGATATTACTTGGTTAAATGGAACAACACCTATACCAGTAGCCGACATAGAAGCTAAAATAGCAGAGTTACCTACTACTGAAGACGAGGCTGCTCAAACAAAAACAGATGCAAATTCTGGTAAACAAAAACTCAAAGATCTAGGATTAACCGACGCTGAGATAAAAGCACTGACAGGAGCATAATAGATGCTCGGCCTGACTTCTATATCTGGTGCTCCAATATCAACATCGTTCTTTAACCCGAACGTTACTGTTAATGTAACTGGTAATGCACTAACTCTTTCAATTGGTAGTTCTTCTGCACTAGCAGGAGCTTTTGTAACACCAACTGGTAACCCTTTAACACTTGGCTTTGGATCTTTAACTATTGCTGCAGCAGCAAATGTAACACCTACTCCTACACCATTAACTTTAGGTGTTGGTACAATTACAGTATCAGCGGCAGCTAATGTAAGTGTTACAAAGAATGAATTGACCATTGGCACAGGAAGTGTTAGTATTACAGCGGCTGCAAACGTATCACCAACTGGTGTGCCGATGACGCTAACAGTAAAAGACGCGGGTATTATTACTTGGAACGACATTAACCCAGGGGTTAGTCAAGTCTGGACACCAATAGACCCGTATTAGGAGAATTATGGCATCAAGTTTTTCAACAAATTCAAAATTAGAACTTATTACTACAGGTGAAAAAGCAGGTCTTTGGGGCACTATTACTAATACAAATTTACAGATATTAGAACAATTATCATCAGGTTATTTATCTACATCTCAATTAGGATCTGGAGATTTAGCTTTGGCACTTGACAATGGTGCAACATCAAATGGTAAAAATTTATACATAAAATTAACAGGTACGTTAGGTGCAAATAGAAATGTAACTATACCAGATGGGTCTGAAAGAATTATTGTTTTTGAAGATGCAACAACAAGAGGTACATCTGCACTATACACAATTACAGTTAAAACTGTATCAGGGTCAGGGGTTGTATTACCTATTGGATCTACTTCATTAGTGTATTCAGATGGTACAAATGTTAGTCTTGGAATCAGAAACAAAGGTTATGTAACTTTAAACTCTTCAACAATTACCGCATACACAGCAGTAGATGGTGATCAAATATTTGCAAACACAACAGCTAACCCAATTACTGTAACTTTACCTGCATCACCAGCAGTAGGATCAGAGGTTACGTTTATTGATGCAAGAGGAACTTTTAACTCTAACAATTTGATTGTTAATAGAAACAGTCAACCAATAAATACTGGTACATCAAACTTAACATTAGATACTAACGGTCAAGCTTTTGCATTAGTGTATGTTGATGCAACAAGAGGCTGGGCATATAAAACAAACACGGCATAAGGAGCACGGACCATGGCTCTTATTGAATATAGTTTTCTTCCGGGAATTGACAAACAAGATACAACTGCAGGTGCAGAAAACAGGTGGATAGATTCTGACAATGTTAGATTTAGATATGGTCTACCAGAAAAAGTAGGTGGTTGGTCTTCTTTAATATCTAATACCATATGTGGAGTTGCTAGAAAACAACACGCTTTTGTAGATTTAAATGGAAATAGGTACGTGGCCCTTGGAACAGATAAGTTTTTACTTTTATATTTTGAAGGACAGTTATTTGATATAACACCTTTAAAAGCAACATTATCATCTTCTACAATCGCAACAACTAATAACGATCCTGTTTGTACAATAACAACTTCTACGTCACACGGTTTAGAACCAGGAGATATAGTTTTATTAGATAGTGTAACACTACCTAGTGGTACAGGTTTTAGTGCATCAGATTTTGAAGATAAACTATTTCAAGTAACAACAGTTCCAACACCTACAACTTTTACAATTACACAAAGCAGTAATGCCGGTGGAACAGTTGCAACAGGTGGTAGTATTGCAGTCAAGCCTTATGAAAAAATTGGTCCCTCTGCACAAAACTATGGTTATGGTTGGGGTATATCTCAATGGGATGGTTCTGTATCGGGTGCTGCAACATCAACTTTAAATGGATCTTTAAGTGCAAACTCTGCTGGTACAGGTGGTGTTGGTACAAATGTTACGTTGGCTGCAACTACAAACTTTAGTGCTGCTGGTAGAATTTTAGTAGAGAGTGAGTTAATATCTTATGCATCTATATCATCACCTAATTTACAAAGCATTGTGAGAAATGTTAATGGAACAGATAATGCATCCCATAACACAGGAACAGCTGTTACAGATGCTACAAACTTTTCTGATTGGGGTGAAGGTGTATTAGCATCAGAAGTAACTCTTGAACCAGGATTATGGAGTCTTGATAACTTTGGTCAAGTATTGATTGCAACTATTGCAAATGGTAAAACATTTACTTGGAATGCAGGAGCCGCATCGCCAACAACGGTTAGAGCTTCTACATCTACATCTGGTTTTTCTACATCATCTAATCCAACAGCATCAAGAATAACTCTTGTATCACCAACAACAAGACACTTATGTCATTTAGGAACTGAAACAACTATCGGAGATACTACAACACAAGATGATATGTTTATAAGATTTTCTAATCAAGAAGATATAAATGATTACACAGCAACTGCAATTAACAGTGCCGGTGATTTTAGATTACAAGATGGTACAAAAATTGTAGGTGCAATTAAAGCAAAAGAAACAATTCTAGTGTTTACAGATAATGCATTATACACAATGAAATTTATTGGTGCACCTTTTACTTTTGGGTTTGAACAAGTTGGTACAAACTGTGGTTTGATAGGTAAAAATGCAGTTGTTGAAATAGATGGTGCAGCTTTTTGGTTATCACCAAATGGTTTCTTTATGTTTGATGGTACAGTTAAATCTTTACCATGTAGTGTAGAAGATTTTGTATTTGATAATTTTGATACAACAAAAGGACAACAAGTTGCAGCAGGTATTAATAACTTGTTTACAGAAGTGATATGGTATTATCCATCACAAGGATCTAATTTTAATGACAAGTATGTTGTATTTAATTATGGTGAACCTATGAAAGGTGGTGTTTGGTACACAGGAACAGAAGCAAGAACATCTTGGATTGATGCAATTGTATATCCAAAACCATATGGTACAAAATATGATAGCACAGCTAATGGTAGTTTTCCAACAATCGTAGGTCAAAGTGGTTTAGGTCAAACAAAATTTTTTGAACATGAGGTAGGTACCGATCAAGTTAATGAAGATGGATCTACTACAATAGTGTCATCATTTGTAAAATCATACGATATAGATTTAGAACAAAAACAAAGAGATGCAAGAGGTAGAGCTAGTGGTCCTAAAGTTGCAGGAGAAGTATTTTTAGCTATGCGAAGATTTATACCAGATTTTAAAACATTAATTGGTAATGCAAAAGTAAGTTTAGGAATAAAAAGATATCCTCAACAATCAGATACTACAACAACATTGAGTCCTTTTACAGTAGACTCAACTACAATTAAAAAAGATACAAGAGCTAGAGGTCGATTTATAAACGTTAAAATAGAAAACGATGATAGTGGTGAATCATGGAGATTTGGTACACTTCGTTTGGATGTACAACCAGATGGACGTAGATAATGGCTAAGATAAATGTTAGAATACCAGAACCAAAAACAGAATATGATGTATCTAACCAAAAACAAATTAACAGAGCTTTAACTATTATGAAGGATCAATTAAATTCTACATTTTTAGATGAGCTAAAACAGGAGCAAGAAAGATTTTCTTGGTTTATAAGTGGCTAACGTATAT